TGTGTTGCATCTGCGACACTAACAGTAAACCATACAGGTAACGTGTATTATTTATACACAGGTTCAAATTATGGAAGGTCTATTCAAGTGTCTACTGGTAACATATATAACCTAACAGGCAATGTGTATGGGCAAGGTGTTTCAAAACGCAACACTCCGATATATTTAGTAACAGGAGCAGGCTCCTTCAATCTTACAGGCAATTTGTATGGCGGAGCTTGTATTGGTACTAATGGAAATTCAAATATTAACATTGTAGGAGATATATCTGTTACAACGAATACAAATGCGATTGATATATGGGATTTTACCTACGTAACTATTGCATTAACATTTAGTGGGAACATAACCACAACTACAGCACATACCATTTCCTTTAATAACCTTAGAATACACCCAACAGGTGATATCTCTTGGCAGTTCCTAACTACTAATGCTGGGGTTTTTAGAACCCTCTACACCCCCGGAGTTGCCACAGGCCACCCAGCAGAGGCAAATGTTAGGCTTGGTACAGTTTACGGCCCAACTAACAACCTAACTGGAACTTGTGCTGTACCTCCTGCAGCAGCAGTAAGTATAGGAGTACCAGTAGATAATACAGTAGGTACAGGTTATCTAAATGCTACAGATATCTGGAATGTGCCATTAGCAAGTATCACTACACCTAATAGCATAGGAGAAAGATTAAAAGATGCATCTACAGTACAAACTACAGGTGCTCAATTAGCTGCATTTTTACCTTAATACATAAATCATGGCAAAAGTAACTAAAACAAATTCACAGAAAGTATCCTTTGGTACTAGAAAGCTTGGAAAGGCTAAAAGGAAATTTGGCCCTAGAGAACAAAAACCTAAAAAATATAATGGTCAAGGTAGGTAACTTATTTTGATTAACTTCGTATAACTATATGAAAAACTCCGTGAATATCTTAATAATGGCAATCCTTTTTATCTTCCTTGTGATAATAGCTATTCTTTACTTTAACGAAAATGCTAAAGTAAATCTTAAAAACGAAAAAATTAAAAACTATCAAGACTCTATAGCTACATATCAGAGCCAACTAAAAGCTTTAAAGCTACAAAAAGATAGTTTAGATATTTCTTTATCCCAATCTTTAGAAGAACTAGAGGAAAAGAAAACCCAGATTAAAAACCTAAAAAAGAAACTTTATGCCAAAGCTGATTCTGTTAAGCATCTTTCTAATGATAAGTCAGTTGAGTATCTCTCAAAATTCTTATCCAAAAGAGGTAAAGCTGGGGAATGATACAGTAGTATGTATCACTTTTCCACAGCTGAAAGAAATTATATATGAAATAGAATTATCTGAGGGTAAAACTCAGATTATTGATTCTATGGAAGTAGCTCTTGGTATTTGTGATACCTCATTAAGTTATTATCAAGCTGTTGTTAATAACTTAGAAAATCAAAATAACAACTTAACTAACCAGATAGATAAGCACAAGAAAATCAATCATTTACTAGTGCAAGAAAACATTGAACTGACTAAAAAAGTTAAAAGACATAGGTTCTGGACTAAAGTAGGTAGCATAGCAAGTGGAGTAGTAATTACAGTCCTTACTGTTGTTATTGCCACAAATTAATGTAAATATTTGTAAACTTAAATCATTTGCTATGACTATAGAAGAAATCAAAAAACATCTACTAACCTTTCCTAGCTATATTAGGAATCATGACTACAAAAGATTTGCCACTAGGCACAAGGTTAATTTAGATGATGTATTAGAAGCTGTTAAACAAATTAGAGAAGAAGGTGCAGTAAACCTTAACACTGATGCAGCTGACTTTAATACTTTTTTAAAAACTAATAACTTAAGACTTAGTGATATTAAGAAAGTAAAATTCTGGCAGAACTTCAAAGGAGAAAACAGATTTAGTGTTGACACTAAAAATGAATGGTATAGTAATCCTGAAGAACTGCTTGCAGAATTTAGATATGTGCTAGAGCAGTATGAAATGCCTATACATACACCAATTATTAAAAGGAATCATGGTGATAGTGTAGCAGTTATTAACCTCTATGATGCTCACATTGATAAGTTAGTACTTATTGATGAAACTAATCCTTCAGGTTCTGTAGAAACTAATTGTGATATCTTTGAAGATGCTTTTGATAAACTACTTAGCCAAAGCTTAGTATATAACCCAGAGATGATTATATTTCCTGTAGGGAATGATTTCTTCAATGCTAATGATGGTAGGAATACTACACTAAAAGGCACTCCACAAGAGTCTAATCCATTTTGGAAAAAGAGTTTTATGGAAGGCTACAAAACTATTAGAAGGTGTATTGACAAAGCAGCTAACTACTGTAATGTATATGTAGTAATGGTTATGAGTAACCATGATGCTGATAAGCTATTTTACCTAGGACAAATGCTAAAAGCTACCTATGAAAAAGATGGTGCAGTATGTATTGATGATACTACTACATCTAGGAAGTATATCACTTATGGCTCTAACCTATTAGGTTTTAGCCATGGAGATAAAGAAAAGAATTACATTAAAGACCTTCCTGCAACTATTATGATTGAAAACAAGAATATCATGCCAGAGATTGACTATATTCATCATTTCTGTGGAGATGTTCACCACAAAGAAACATTTCAATCTAGAACATCACATGACTTAAGAGGATGCACTATTTCATTCCTAAGATGTTTATCTGATTTAGGAAGATGGGAATATGAGCAAGGTTATGTTGGTGTACCTAAAACTGCTGAAAGTTATATATTCACAAAGAATAAAGGACTGGCAGCTAACCTATTAGTACATATCTAATGAAATCACTAAACCAGCTTAGATTTGAATTACTAGAAATTGTCAATCAGTATACTGATGACAGTAAGCTAGATTATCGTCTTATTGATGAGTTTATCATTAATAAGAGAGTTAAATGGTTTGAGAATACTTACAACAAGTTTAACAAGACCATTCCTAATGTATATTATCAATCACTAAGCTGTGTTCCTGTACAATTAGTAGACCAAGCAGAATGTTGTGATACTGCCACTGACTGTCTGATTCTAAGAACTGTTAATAAGCTTCCCTCTTTCTTAAGTTTATCAGATGGTGAACTTGTTGACAAGGTATCTCCAGTAGGAATTATTGGGTTACCTTTCAATGTTATTCCATACAGAAGAGCAGAATTCTTTGGCAATGGTAGATATAATTACAATTCTGTAGGTGCTTTTTTATATAATGGGTATATGTACTTTATCTCTAAAGATAAGGTACATTACCCTCTTATTGAGAAAGTAACTATTAGAGGAATCTTTAGAGATCCTAGAGATGCTGCTAAGTTTATATCTTGTGAGAATACACCCTGTTGGAATCCTGATATGGAGTTTCCATTAGAAGAAAGACTATGGGATTATTGCAAGCAAGATATTCTAAGCACAGACTTCAAGATTAAGTACTCTAATCCTGAAGATGTAATGAATGATAATCAAGAAAATAGAATTGATCCATTACCTCCTGGTGGTGGAGGACAACCTAATCAACGATGACTAAGAGAGGCAAAGCTATAATTAAGAAAGATTTTATTACAAAGGACATTTATAATTTTTATAAAGAGTCCAATGATAATCCTGTGTCTTATGAAACTTTTAGAGATTTTCTTTTTTCCTCTTCTACTAATAAAGGTGTTATTGAACAGGTTGTTCATAAAGTGTTATACAACTCTTATATCATATCTTTACCTAGATTAGGGGATTTATATGTAAAGAAGTATAAACCAAAGATTAAGTTTAAACCTAATGGAGATCTTGATATTAGAAAGAGCCACATTAGGATTGACTGGGGTAATACTTTAAAGCTTTGGAAAAGTGATCCTGAAGCTAAAGAAGAAAAGAGAAAAGTGTATCACCTAAATAAACACTCTAAAGGTTACCTTTATAAGTTTATTTGGGACAAAAGAAAACAACTTTTACCAAATAAATCCGTATATAGATTTAAGCCTGTTAGAAAAGTAGACAGAGAACTGTCTTATATTCTAAAAACTGGTTTAGATGTAGACTATTTTGAAATAAACTATTAAACTATGTCACACATTAGCGAATGTTACTACAACTCTAAAGTAGAAAAAACTGAGAAATCAGGTAACAAGATTACTCACATCTGTGCTTATGAGCTAAAAGATGGTGGATATCTTGTATTTAAAGATGTCAGAGAAATGCCAGAAGATAAAGATGAATACTACATGGGTGGTAAATCTCTTGAAACTTTTGCACAAGCTTCTGACTCTATGCCTGAAGAAATGATGATGGAAGAAAAATCCATGAACCTTAAAAGATTAGCTGAACTAGCTAGAAAATTAGTATAAAATGTATAATGGGCTATTAGTTTCATCCAGCTCTGTCATTGATAAAATGTACAGAGATTTTGCATGGGATTATACTTTACAGTATAACGATGTGTTAGAATGGTTAGGGGAATCTTTAAGAGAACTTAAAGTCCCTTGCTTTTATGTTGATAAAGTTACAGATGGTAATAAAGATTTAGGCCACCAAGACTTTATCTATATTGAAGATGGCAGAGGTAAATTACCCTGTGATTTATTTTCTATTACACAAACTGCGTGTGCTGTAGAGGTGGAGCCTAATACTAGCAAAGCTATAGTATCTGGTGTAGTATATGTAGATTACAATACTGACCAGTCATGTACTATTGGTGATGGTAGTGGATTATGTAACTCTTTGGTTTGCTCTCAAGATATGTGCAATCATGAATGTGACCCAAAACAAAAGTGCTATACTTTCCTTCCTATGAGATGGGATACTAGCACTTTTTATAAAGCTTATCATGGGACTGACATTGACTTTAGGGTTAATTCAGACCTTACTTATACTGTTAATAACAATTACATCTTTACATCATTTAAGACTGGTAAAGTAGCTATGGCTTACAGAGCTGTACCTACAGATGAAAATGGTCTTCCTATGATTCCAGATAATCAGTCTGTTATTAACTATGTTACTTGGTATATAGGCAATAAGATAGCTTTCCAGCTATACTTAACTGATAAATATACCAGAGATAAATATGAAGAGTTTAAAGGATACTTGTCTTTGTATTACCAAAAAGCTAAAAACGAAGGTAAAATGCCTAAGAGCTTGGATGAATGGGAATCTTATAAAAACCAAAGACTTAGAACAATTCCTAAGTTCTTTGAACATAAGAGATTCTTTGGTAATCTACAACACCCTGAAGAAAGATATAACCATCCTAGAATTAGCACATTAGGAGGATTTAGTAGCAGACTAGCTTATTAATTATGCCAAGATTAACCAGTTCATATATTAAAGGTCTTAGCCAAGATTTGGCTATAGCTAAAAATGATAATGAGCATTTATACAATGCTTTAGATATTGATTTAGTTACTGATACTGGTGAGTCTACTGGCATTATATCTAACCATAAAGGCAATAAACTTCAGTTCTCTATACCTAATATTCAGCCATTATACTCTATTAAGTTTACTCCTGTAGCTCCTATAGCTGCTACTACCTTAACTATTAATGGTACAGCAGTAGTTATATCTTTGTCATCTATATCAGATTCATTTGATATTTATTCTCAGATTATAGCTAATGTAACTATTGCTGCTGATATAGCTGCTGGAGAATATGGAGTGTATTATAATACACAAGAAGTAATTATTCAAGGTTATTCTTTGAATCCTAGTGTATCTGTAACTGCTGGTAATGACTTAACAGTTACTACAGTAGTAGCTGCTCAAACTGATTTATCTATTATTGGTTGGGGTACTTTAGAGGAAGAGATTATCTTACTAACTACTAGCAGAACTAATACCTCTGCTACACCTTCTAATACTGCAGGTCAAGTGTGGGTAATAGAGTACAATGATGCTACCAATACAGTTATAGGATTATCAGGTACATCATTAGTAGCTGCTACACATCTTAGGTACAATAACATACTAAACTTTTCATTAGCTAATGAAGTATATCGTGAAGCACTTGGTAGGAGAGAATCTTCTCTCCGTGGTACATTTTATTGGACTGACGATTATAACCATCCTCGTGCTCTTAATATCTATAATCCCCAATGTCCTGCTATTCCTGTGGGTCTTTTAGATTGGAAACCTTCTGTAGATATGAGTACACCTATCATAGAAAATGTTCTTGAAGGTGGTTTATTAGTAGCAGGTTCTTATCAGTTTGCATATCAGCTTTATAGTAAAGATGGTGGTGTAACTGCATATAGTCCTGCTAGTACATTAGTTCCTATTACAGATTCTAATCTTAATGGGCCTTATTTTGAATATGATGGTGCTCCTGTAGAAACTCCATCAGGTAAATCTATAGCTATATCAATTAGCCATATAGATTTAAGGTATGATTCTATCAAGATAGTTTTAATTGAGTATTCAGTTGAAGATGTACCTATCATTAATTATGTCTATGATTTGCCTATTGATGGTGAAACTATGGAGTTTGTAATTAGTGGTGGAGAAGATAAAATAGCTATATCAGTTGAAGAGTTTGTTAACCCTTTGATTTTCTTTGACAGAGTAAAAACATTTACTCAAAAGAAAAACAGATTATACCCAGCTAATACTAGAACTACTAGCTTTGAAGTTAATTATGATTCTAGAGCTTATAGATTTGATAATACTCAAGTTTGTAAAGTATTTTCTAGAGATGGTAGTTATAAATTAATTGACAATACTACTTTTCAAATATATGATGTTAATGGTACACCTGTAACTCCATATGATGTTCCTGATAATGAAGATGCTGTAAATCCTTATAATGATGAATCAGGGCAAATCTATGGATTACTACCTACACAAGACTATGATGATTGGTTAACTAATTACCAATATAAATATCAAACTGATGGTACTACAATAGGTGGTGAAGGTCCTAATGTATCTTACAAGTTTACTTTCCATGACCTAAGAGGGGATAGCCAAATGGTTTATTCTTACTTAGACTCTACCACTTTTAACTTGAAGAACTACAATATGACAAATGCTCCATTTGTAGATAATTTAGTTACAAGTGCAGGTACTGTCAACTTTGGTACACCAGCTTTAGATGGATTTTATCATCCTATACAAGGTTGGGGAGGATATAAAAATCCTCTTAAATCTACAATCTATGATGGATACTCAAGAGGAGAAATTTATAGATTTGGTGTAGTATTTTACAATGATAAAGGACAAGAGTCTTTTGTTAATTGGATAGCAGATATTAGAATCCCTGAGCCTTGGGAAGGTATTATAAGTGGTAGTGACTATGCAGATTTGTCTAGTTATGAAGATAATGGTACTGATAAAAGAATTGTAACTAGATCTATGGGTGTTGAATTTACTTTCAACAATCTTCCTGCAAATATTACAGGCATTAGAATAGTTAGAGTACAAAGACAAAAGAAAGATAAAACTAGATTTGGAACTGGTGCTGTATTTGGACTACTAGATAGTAGAATAAAACTAGCAGGTACAGGTGTTACTACTGATTGTTTGCATTTATTATCATTTAGTAATTCTAATACTAATTCTGGAGGTAATCTAGAAATACCTTTACTCTATATTAATAATGATTTTGCTGATACAACTTATCCTAGTGCGCCTAATAATTCTGCACCTGCACACCATGGAGCTAATTCTGGGACAATAGGAGCTATAGTACTAAAAGAAAACAACTTAGGTATAATTAAGTTTCCAGAATTTGATTTTGGAGAATATGCTGTAGGTGATGCTTCATATATTAAGCTAATCAATAGTTATATATTTACACCAAATACTACTACATTACCTGATGCAGATACATACTATACTGGAGTGCGTACTCCACCTTTTAGTGGCAGAGAATTTTTTAACCAAGGTGTTTGCTATTGGGCAGATTATATTGACTCAGCTGCTAGACAAGCTGCTGCTTTTTTTGTTAAGTATAAACAAGTAAGTAGTTTTAATGGAAGAGGAAGAAACATTGTTAATATTCTAGATCAAGAGGAAGTAAATATAGAAGGAATTATACCTTCTAGTTTTTCTCCAGCTAAAATGGCTAGTAAAGATTATCATCATATTTCTATTTATACTTTACCTGAACAAGAAACTGTTGCTGGTAATATAGATTGGGAATTATCTGGATTTGCTTCTAAATCACTATTTTGTAATTTTAACGGTATTTGTAATAGAACAGATACTTCTAGTGGAGGTAGCCATATTGATAATCCTACTTCATCCACTATATCTGATGCAATTTTTAGAGTTGTATCTTTATGTAGATATAATTTTGGGCAATATGGTGGGCCTTGGAGAACTTCAAGATATAATAATGCTTACATTGGTGCTTCTGATTTTTTCCCTAAAAGTATATTAGCTAATTCACAAGCTATTGATGTATATGGTGGAGATATATATTGTTCTTACTATAGTACAACTTTATCTTTCTTTCATTGGAAAGAATCTTATGGAATTCCATTTGCTTCTCCTTCAGGTTTAGGTGAAGCTTATGACCCTGTAGCTAGATCTATGTCAGCATTAGCTATAGCTTTTCCTGCTGAAACAACTATTAATACTGAATACAGAGATGGCTCATATTGGAATAATAGCCAAGTATTTACATCTCAAAATAATGGAATTAAGAATGTAACTCCAGGAGCTGCAGGTGAAGATTTTGCTAAATTCCTAGTAGATGAATATACTTACAATAGAGCTTATTCTCAAGACAATAATTTAAAAGTATATTCTCCAAAACCTTTTAATTTTGATACTGATGAAGACCAGCCTAACTGGGTATGGGTATCAGAAGAGAAATTTGACAGAGAAATTGAGGATAACTGGAGAAGATATTTGATTAATAACTACTTAGCTCTAGAAGGTAACTACGGAGAGATTAATAAAATTACTAATCTTAAAGAAGCAATCATAGCTTTTCAAAGTAGAGCTATTGCTCAAGTAAGTTCTCAAGAAAATACTGCTGTACCTGATGTTGGTACTGGTGCTGTATATCAAGTAGGCACAGGTAATATACTTGCTAGGTATGATTATTTAAGTAAAGACTATGGTTCTTTTCACCAGCATAGTGTAGTTACAGGCCCTGCTGCTATTTATTCTTTTGATGCTAGAACTAAAAAGTTCTTTAGAGTAGGTCAAGGTTTAGAAAATATATCTGATGTAAAAGGACTATCAGCTTTCTTTAGAAAGAAACTACAAGGACTTATATTAGATTCTGACCAAGTATTGCTAAACACAGGAATACATGGTGCCTATGATACTAAGTACAATAAGGTCTATATGACCTTTATGAATAAGTTTGCAATTAACTTTACTACAGTAACTGTAGTAGCAGGTAGCCCTACTAAGTATATTTTAAACAATTACACTCCTGCAGAGTTATCTGTATTAACTGCAGGAGATATATTTTATATTGATTCTAATGTTTACAAGGTAGAAGATATTACTACTACCCAATTAACTGTATCATTAGTAACTGGATCCATTACACCTTTACTACAAAAGACTCCAATAGTTTATAAATTCACTATTGCTTTCAATGAAATGTTGCAAGCATTTGAATCTTTTTATTCCTTCACTCCTCCATTATATTTACCAACTGGTAAAAGATTACTATCATCAAATCCATTTGATACTAGTAAATCTGTGTACTTACATAATGAAGGAAACTTTGGTCAGTTCTATGGAAAAAACCCTTCTATAGCTGAAGCAGAGTTTATTCTTAACTTCCCAGATGCAACTAAAGTTGCCACATTTCGTATAGATACATTAGAGTTCTGGTCAGAAGTTTTTGATAGTAATGGTATAGATATTCCTTTGGAAACCATAACTGGTATCCTTTTGTATAACGATTATCAAACTACTGGTTCATCTCTTTTATTATTAACACCTCAGCAAAATGTTGTTAGAAGAGAAAGAACTTGGAGAATCAATGCTATTAGGGACTTTAGTAGTCCTCTTCCCATTAAGCCATTTCTTAGGGATGTCTATGTTAAGATTAAGATATTCTATAATAACCAAAACAATAGATACTTTAGGCTTAATGATTTCAATACTAACATTACAATGAGTTATCATTAATGGCTAAACGGAGAATCAAAAAACCTGTTAGAAAAAAGAAATCTGACTATCCTGGAGAAATGTCTTTCAGAAAGGCATTAGGTATGAATCCCACTTATTATCAAGAAGGTGGTGATTACAATATGCAAAGAGCATTAGAGTTAGGTTATACTCCAGATGAAGCAGGACATTACCCTTCAGTAGATTCTGAAACAGGTATGTGGTTAAAATCCAAACAACATCCTACAGCTTGGATGGAGTCAATGTATGGTTATCAGTTAAATCCAGAAGTTTATAACAATTACAATGTTACCTATAATCCAGAAGGATACTCCTGTTTTGGAGAAAACCAGTTGCAATATGTGCCTAAAAAATTTGGCGGTAAACTATACTATCAAGAAGATACAGGTGAATTGCCAACAGTAAAGTATGGTACTCCTGAGTATGAAGAAGCTTATAGAACAGGTAATCTTCTTGTAAATGGTGTTAGACCATTACCTGAATTTAAAGTTACTCCTGAGTATAAAAGCTTAAGTGATGAACTAAGAAGAGCTGCTATTCTAGGTACTAAAGAAGCAGCTGAATTAACAGGTGT